GTATCTCCCATTGAGAACCGTATGGACTTATGTTGTTTGGGTCATAATCATTAGTCGCAGGACAATGACCGTTTCTTGAATACATTCTCTTTGTTTTCATTTTCTTTTCCTCCTTGTTTCAATTTTCAACCTCAACCTTAATATAATCAATCCTTATATTAGTGTCAAGCTTTGTTTTTTAAATCCACTTCTTTTCTAAGTTCTTTTAATTTTCTTTCAAACCATTCTCTTTTTTCAGGGCTTTTATGAATCCAACAATAAATAGTTGCCGTACTCACATTAAATATTTCCCCCATTTGTTTTAATGTCATTCCATATTTTATACCATATTTTGTTGGTCTTCCTTTTACAGCCCTTCCATCATAATCATAATGCAATATATCGTGGCAACTAAAACAAACCGCTATTAGATTATTTAAAACATGATTGCTTTTTTCTCCGTCTATATGATGAACAATTCTTGCTTGTTTTCCACAAATTTCGCACTTGCCCTCTACTTTTTGTAAAACTTTAATCCTATTTCTTTTAAATTCTGAATGATTAGGATAGTCTGAATTGCCACCGCTCCAACGTGGATTTTCTTCACCTTTTTTAAACATTTTATTCTCCTTTTTTTAAACTAAATAAAAGTTACTAAAATGTTATAATAAAGTCAAGATTTTTTATTTTTTTTTATTTTTTTAATGAGATTAACTGTCTTTTATCGACTGTAATTCAGCCCAGCGATCTTCGCCAACTATTGATTGCAGTATGTTTTGATATACTATTTCATCTTTCACGCTAAGGTCGTGGAAAGGTTTATCGGTTTTTTTGTCTTTGATTACGGTATAAATCATAGTCCCGCCAGGCAGTAAGTTTCTGCTATATTGATTTGTATTAAATTATTCAAGTTCAATACTCCACTCCATTGGGTACCAAGCATTGAATTTTCGATAGATACACCACCGATATTTCGAAGTCCGACAAATTCATAAGCCGCAACGTTGCTCATTTTCTTTATCCAGCGATTCTTTTGCGTGGTAGTCATTGTATAGAAGATTGAACTTTTTACTTTACTGGCTTTTTTGAGAAATTCCGAATAATATTGCTTGTAATCTATATAATTGAATCCGTACTTAGCCCAAGCATATCCGCCAACATCCATTCCGGCATCAAGATATACACCTTCATAACCGGCTTTTTGATATAATTGCAATTCATTCAGAAATGATTGTCTGGTAAGTCCGCTATTAGCATATCGTTGGTCAATGACTTGAAGATTATACATTACCCGTCTATCAGCTGGATTAAACGACCTATTCATCTGGAATATTTGAAATCCCTCTTTATCCTTACCAATGATATTCATTACCTTATATTTATCAGTGAATGTGGTATTTATTACATCGGCTTTTTTGCGTAATTTATTTGGAATGAATACTCGTTCGATTTTTTTCTTTGTATAATATCTTCCAAATACCGATTTAATTCCCTTTGCTGTCTCTGCACTTCCCCATGACTTAATCGCTTCATCTTTTATATCAGCTCTAACGTCTGGAATCTCTACACTTGAGGGAAATGTAGTACAGCGTTCATTGAAATCGCTTGGATAGGCTCTACTATATCCACTATAATCTAAGCCCAGCGGAAAGTCCTGACTAATTTTTACTGTCGCGCCATCAATAGAATGGGAATCTCTTACCTGAGCATCACCGGCGGTAAACCATGAATGGAATTTAACAATCCCGGATTGTCTCATACCTTCCATTTGTCCGAGATTATTCGCTCCCACTGTTTCGGTTCGTGCTATTAATTCTGCTCTCCACGTTTTATTGAGTTCAAAGGTATCTTGAATCATTTCACCCATTTCAGAAATAGAAGCGCCTTGTTGAATAGCATCTCTAAGCATGAATTGGATTCTCTCGTTAGTGGTTTCGTTTATAAAATGACTGAATTTCTTGACACGTTCACCAATTTCATCCCAGACACGGGGATCAACAAGACTGAATTGTGCGGCTTCTGGATTTAAGCCACTTAACATCGCTTGCCCCGCATCATTAGCCGTACCCATAAGCCACGGCGTACATTTCTCGGCAAACTCTCTATCCCAATAGTCATAATCAATATAAAGCAGATCAAGGTCAACGGTCGCTTGCTTTATTGATAAAACATTAACCTGAGTTAATAAATTATTTAATATTTGTATTTCTTGTAATTCAAATAGAGAAATAAAAATTGATCGACCTTGCTTAATTCGACGTGATATTCTACGAAAAAGACTTTGACTGTATCTTGTCCATTTAGACATTTATATCTGTTATTGGTATTAAATTCATCGGCATGTAATATTGATCCATATCTTTGTCATCAATCCTTTTATCACCTAACACTTTTTCGCGGTAATCATTGGGACTGACAGCCGCAAGTCCAAATCCAGTTTTATATTTTTCAATCTTTGTTGCCATTGCTTCCGCTAATGCTGATATAACGTCTTCGTCTAATTTTAGATAATGTTTTTCATCCGGGTCAAACTGAGGTATCAAGAATGTATTAATCATTTCCAGATACATCTTCATTTTCGGGACTATATTATTCTCGTAGAAACTTTTATATTGAACATCGGCATTAGCTATAATACTTGCATCTCTCCATTCTTGAACAATAATCGGTGGTACTCCATATATACTAAGTATATCACCCCTCGTATATTTCCGAGATTCAATATCCTGAATTTCCGATGGTTTCATTTGAATTGTTTTGTAATCATAACCACCATCAATAAATATTGGCTTACCAGCATTTTGATAACCAGCATAGTTTTGTAGAAATTCTTTCTTTACTCTATTGAAAGTATTGTCAGGTACAGGATCTTTAGCAACCCAAACACCTGAACCGGACACCTGATTATCCAATAAAACCTTATTATATGTATCCATTTTCAAATATATAATAAGGCTGTTTGTTCCCGACTTTAAAGGTGACATTCCATCGTAATCATCTAAAGGATTATAAAAGCGCATATAAAATATATCATTAGGGTCAAATTCTATTGGCGCATTGTTTACATCCAAAACGTATTTTGTTATATATCCATTTGCATCGACCTTGATCTTCATTAAATCCGGTCGTAATGGTATAATCCAACGAATATAACCGTTTTTGTTTCTTACTAACAACCAAAATGATTTACCGGTTAATTCCATACTACCTGCAGTGTACATCCAGAAAAATGACCGGCTCATAAATGGGTTTGGCTTTATAAAAGGATCGAATAAACGATTATCACTTATTAATATAGGTTCATCGTTTTTCTTTTTCTCAAAAACATCTATTTTTAGACCAGCCATTGCCATTTGAATTTGAAATACACAACTATATACAAAGGGAATATTGGCATAAGTTTGCATAAATCCCTTATCAGTTTGGTTTAATTCGGTTGCATATCCACTTGTTGCGGTATAAGGCTGTTCAAATATAGGCGCCGTTAAATCACTATTTTGAACAATCTTTAATCCATTTATTAATGCTACTTTTTGATTGAAAGTCATTGTTACCTCAATGCTTTAGTTGCCACTAATATCAATACTATGGCGAATGCCAATGCTAAAGCGGCAACACTCCAAATAATGAAATACAACCCGATAGAGCGTAACATTCTACCCGTTTTAGTTGTACTGTCACCGGTAGCTGTCGTTATGTACAGGTATCCACAATAAAACAGAAAAGCGAGTGTTCCCAATACCCATAGACCAATAATAATGTGAAAAATCCAACTCATAATATCTCCGTTTGCGGTTTAAAATAACTATTAAATATATTATTAAGATAATGTAATCTCAATAAAGCAGTACAACATTTTGTATTTATAGACGAATCAATTCAACTAACTTGTACTTATCTATTTCAATAGCACCATTTTTTATTGCAAGTTGGCGTTTTGATTGACATATATCATAATGCGGTATGCTTTTTAATTGGAGCCAATGTGGTTTTATACCAATTTTATCAGCCATTTCGTTTAATTCTCCTATGGTATCAGCAAGCATGTGACACATTAACATACGTCCATATTTATTTTTCGATTTATCAACATAAACAGCCATTTACCAGTCCTTAACCACGTCAGGATTCAACCAATGCATCAATCCGGTAATTATATCCTCAAATGTGTGGTGTCGTATTTCTTGATATTCCTGTGTTCCTATATATCGTAATGGAGATTTAGATATTACTAAATCAGCGTTGTGCTTATATAGACTTCCTATTTCTAATCTCATTCTATCACCTTAAAGTGTCTTGATATTTCTTCGTCGGTAAACAGTGCCTTGAATGGTATGTCTATTGTATCATCACGAACCGAGACGACCTTGTGAAACATGATTATATCTGTCGGCCGTTTAATGTGATTTGCATTGATAATAGCATCTATCATCTGACTTTGCATCAGAAACATTTTAGGCATCCTCTTTCGCCTTATTATCATTGCAACTTGTTCATTTATTTTTTGGTAATACGAGTCGAAATCCATCTTTTGGGTAACTTCCATTTGGTTTTGCATTCGACAAATTTTTCCAACGACCTAAAATGAGCGCTACATACAACACATATCTTTACTCTCCATATCCTATCAAGATCATCCATTTGCCGACTATCAACCGTAATCAATTTACCTTTTTTACATTTAGGACAGAATGTCATTCGGAATATTTCCTCTAAATAGTTCTGACCCCGCCCACTCTCAGACGGAAGTCGTTTGCCATTATATCATAAGTGTCTGCATCTCGTTGATGATCATTACCCTTAGTCCAGACATAATATTGTTTGTTCCCAGAATCTTCTAATTTTCGTACAGGCTCTTTCATTTCAGTATAATATTTTCCGCCCAACAAATCAGGCGCATGAACCGGCAAGATATTAATTCGCTCTTTCAAATGCCGTAAACTTAAATCCAATATCCAAGTTCGATCAACGTTTATTTCTCGGCTTAGATAATCTATTTTAAATTCCTTACCTGTTGCACCTGCTTTATTTGTATTACGATAAGCAAACCAACAATCACAACTTATTTCGGGATCGTTTTCAACCATATTCCGTATATCCTCTACCGCCCTTTTTTCCGGCATTGCATCCATTACTATTACATTAACTTTATATATTCTAACCAAATCCACTATCTCAGATTTTGTCTTTACCTTGCCAACGTATAGCATAAGTCGTTTTCTTATCAATTTTGATTCATATTCTTCTTCATACTCCGGGTCATCCGGTTTATATTCCATTTTACAATCAAATGGTAATTCTTTTATTATTTGACTTACCCGCACATCGAAATGTGTTCCAACATCAACACCCATAGTAATCTTATCAAGTCCGTTATATTTGTCAGGTAGCATCCATGTATCACGAATACAATTATTGAGTATATCAATAGATATTTGTGAGCCGGTACCGCTATATGCCAATCCGAGTACAGAATTATAAAAATGTTGTAATTCTATTTCGCTCCCCATTGCCTCTTGAAAGCGCGTCCAGATACTTTCGACTGACTTCCAGCGTATTATCATCTGACTGATGTGATAACCACTATATTTACCTTCTGAATTGTATTTTACCCATCTTGCTTTAGAATCCTTTCTGTTAATCTCAGATCCGCATTTCTTACAATATAGGTTAATATCACGTTTAGATTTCTCAGTCCATTCTTTGTCTTTTAATTTGTAATTTGAATCACCTATAAGATCAACAACATTATCAAAAAAAGTAATCGGTTGGGTTAATTTACAGTTAGGACAATCAACAGACCATTTACGTTGATCTGACCTGTCGTATAATAAGTCAAGACCATAGCCTTTAATAGTCGGATTTCCAATATATCTTTTTATTTTATACTTGGAAAATTCCATTCTATCGACACCGTAAATAATATTACTAAGATTACAATGATCATATTCGTCCACAATTACAACGTCTGCAGGAAACTCAGTGAAATCGCTAATAACGTTACTGGATACATATTTAATCACACCTCTACCGAAATGTTTGAGTTTAACTGAACTGGCGCTCCCGTATGATTCATGGTACATTGCCTTATATATCGGTATTATCTCAATTGGCTTATCAATTCGATTTTGGACAAATGTTGTAATGTGATCAGATTTTTCCATAACGTAAAATACTGCCAATCCATAATGTGCCATAGCAATTGATTCAATTACTAACCATTCGGTCTTACCTGACTGCACACATGATTTAATTACTATCATACGCCGTTTATCGTGATAGATTTCTTTCATATGACCGAAATTGTCAAACTCTAATCGTTGTCCTTTGGTGTTTACGTGATAATTTACCGCTAAATCCCACGTTTTATTTATAATCCTAATTATATTTCTGGCTACTAATATTTTTTCACTATTACTATTAAATAGCAATTCGGCAGCCTTATCCGGATCACCTTTTTTTATATATTTACGAACTTCCTGAATCATTACCGCCATGAAATACAAGTTGTCATATCACTATCACATGATGACATTGCATAACCAAGTTTCATTAATTTATAACAAATAGACCTTGCCAGTTCGGCTTCTTTTCCGGTTAAATCCACATGATATTCACCCTTATTTGCGGCAAGGCGAATAATTTCGTCAATTTCAATCTCTGCAATATTATGCTCATTCGCAAGTTGTTCTGCTTCGGGTTGTGTAATCATCACTTACTCCTTTGTTTGGGGGCGGTTTTTACACCGCCCCCGGGCTGGTTAATAGTTTCTGCTTGGCGATTTGTCGGCGCCGTTTTTTATGT